GGCGTGCGAAGCGGCTTGTACTTGGATATTTCCCACTCTCACTCCCGTAGATTCGATTCAATTTGAACCGCGGAATGTAGAGCTGATGAAGTTTGATTAAATTCAAACGTATCATCGGGGAACCCTGTCACAAACACTACCAAGTGTTTACAAGTACGAATTGTGAATATTGTTAACCCGGTCTCACCCGGACGGACACACGAGGTCTTCGATCATTTAATTGATCGAGCTCGCCGTGGACGCAATAGTCACTGGAGGATTTCGAGAAGTCTTGAAATTCACATAAAGTTGAGAGTTAACTTTCGATGGGGCCCAAATCTTTTACTACTAGAAGTACGTTACTAGCTAGAAAGATTTAGACACGACCGTGTTTAGCGGCCCCTCTCTGTTTAATGTGAGATCTCAATTGTCGTCAAACTTGCCAGCCCGCTGACCGATTTTATTCGGCGGCGCTGTTGGCTCGTAGGAGCAATTAAATCTTTGATCCATCCTTCGTTCTTATATACACTAGATGTGTAAGGAATGCTGGAAAGTGGTTAAACTTATTTGATTGTGTGTAACGACACCGTCTTTACGAACGACGAAGTTCTTCCTGCGACTTATAGAGCTCATCACGATGAGAACTAGGCGCAAGGGAGATCTAGAAATGGGCTACTCATGCGAGTGCAAAGACGACATGTTGTACGTCTCCCACCGCAGAGGATTGCCAGTTGATGGTTCCGGTACCAGATCCGGCCGAACTTTTCCTCACTAACTTAAATGTTGTGGGAGAAGAGAACGGGCCAACTACTACTGTGTACTGGGCGGCAGGGCCACCAGTGTTCGAGAACCCGGGAAAAGCATAAGAGCTTTCAGCCCCGTTCAAGTGAACAGCAAAAGTAGTAGCATTAGTAGTAAGGCCATCAGAGTAGAGGTAAATTTGCCAAGTCACCTGGTAGGTACCAGGAGGCAGAGTGAAGTTTCCCGCACCATCCGAGATAATACCCAACGGGTTTGTCACGATAGTGTTATAAGGAAATACACCGGCAAAGGCGACTGTTTGAGTCGCTCCTCGGAAAGAAAAAAGAGAAGTGCTGGATGCGGGCGTCGAAGACGTCGCCCCGCCCGACTGTTTGTCGGACAATTCAACATTGTACTCGACCTCGAGATAACCGTGTGCGGAATCATCCGTACACCCTTCTGCGGAGACGTGAAGTCGTCCGTAGTCGTATGTCTTAAGATCAGTACCTGGAATAGTCGAACCGCGGGTGAACAACTTTTTGGCTACACGACATGGTACCTTCAACTCGAAGATACGCCATGGTGCGCCATCAATCCACACAGTAGATTGAGATTGTTCAATAGCAGTTGCTGGAGGAGCATCTAACGTGTCATAATCAAACGACATTAGGATGTTCCCAGGACTTCCAGTCCCTTTTAGGTTCTTGTATCGATAAGTAATTGAATGCATCGTGTAGGATTCGTAAAGAATCGCATGACCACTCAACCAGGGAAAGCTTGATGCTAGGCCTGGATTACAAGGTATACTAAGAACGTTCGCGAAGATTTCGGAACCGTTTACAGTAGCTATCCTTTCGCACTCTCGATAACGAGTCGAATTGCTCCCAGTTTGTCTGGATGAGCGATTCTGTGCTACAGGGGCAGAGACCATTCTCGCAGCTAAGTTCCCGTTATACGGGCCAGCGCGCGCTTTGAAACGCAACTGATTTTGATTGGTTTTGGCACGTCTTTGAGTAGACATGTTGAACGAATATGGGATCCACCTGTTCTGGGCGGACTATACATCATAGTGGGACCTGAAATTAAAACCTCAGGGAACGCCGTGTAGTCTCTCGGCATTTTGGTTAGCACGGAAGTATTAAGCCTAGGCCAACGGAGCAACTCAAAAGTGTTTGCTCTACATTGGGAAATGGCACCGTTTTGGGTAATTATCCACTACAACCCCATGCTTGATATTTTTGTGGGCGCCTCAAACTGGCGCTGTTCCGATTCGTATTACTGTGAGATGAAGGGTAGCGCACTACTGCGCGGCCCTCCTTCGCTTATACACGTGTCGTCGATGAACTCTAATTTGATTCACTCGACGATCAACAAGTGTTGAGCGCTCACCTTTAATGATGCACAAAGGTGGGCAAGCAGGTACTCCATGCGCTATTGTTGCGATGGACCACCACTTGCCGAATCCTCTGTCGGTCATCGGTTTTAGACGTTGATGTGGTTTTCCGATTCTAAGTAAAAAGATATCATCTGATACTTTTTCTTGTTTCAGACCCACAGCCCTTGACATATAAGCTGCACGGATCAACCAGTCGTCTGCCACTACGGCCGACTTACTGAGATCCTCGAGAGCTATGTCTTCTTTGTCTTGATAAAGAGGGACAACTTTGAAATTTGCCAGACTACTGGCGAACTTCGCAGTTTCAATACTAAAACCCTTGCGTCTATATAGTTGCATTCTGGGGTCCTTGACGAACCTCGCGGCCATTTTTCTTTGGCTACGAGTGATCTTCCAGTCCTCACTTGCAAATTGCAGCGGTACTCCGTACCCCCCTAGATGGACCGGTAAAAACCAATTCGGTTTGAACCATCCTGTCCAGCGGGGCTTCCAACGTTCAAAAGCCATGGGTATACACCCAACCGCCCACGGGCAGTGCTTTACCATCTCCCCCACGTCCTTACCAATTTGGTCGGGCGTCGCGAGAGAGGCGTCTTCGTTAGAACCTGCATTCAACAGTCTTTGATTAAGATAACCGGATCGCACCATGCGTCCTTTCTTAAGCTCATACAGTTGACTATTAATAAGCGCAACTTCTTTTGAATTGTAGTTCTTGCCTAATGAGACAACCAGCCCTGCTTGAGTCGTTACTTCGTGGAAGTAAGGAAAGAAGGAGGGGGGGGCTCGAAAGAGCATGTCGTCACCATTAACAAGAACCCAAATCCACATTATTTCAGCAGCAGGACGTCGAGATTCGTCGTCAGCCAGCCAGCGCAAAATCGCGCAGCGGTAGCATGCTAAGTTAATGAAACAGAGAAGAGGAAAACTCAAGGGATGACCCATTAGCTGCCCATTCGTCTGTTCAAAGATTGTACCGTCAGGATACCTGACCCGTGCATTCTGCAGACTTAACCAACAGATCCTCGATTCAAAAAGGTTCGTTAGCGGCTCTAAAGCAGCATTCGAAGACCATTTAAGAAGAAGATCTGTGGCACTTTTGTAGTCCACGGAACTAAATTCCCAATCCTCATGTGATTTTGATGCAGCGTACAGTTTTTGCACTGCCTCATCAAGGTTCACAGTCATTGTGGATGTAGGATGCGCCTTCCACGCGCTCAACAGCTGGCCTTGTGCCGGCTGGAGCGCTGTGTAGAGATAGCCATCCCCTTTACTGATCGTTCTGAAGCCTCCGGGTTTTGGAATGATCTGAACTTCTACGTCCAGGATCCCCGATCCGCGATCGTAAACCCTCGACTCGACATTCTCTTTGGCTAGATCGAAGCTGGCTTGACGCCAGGCATCAGTCGCCAAATTGAGATCCCTCAACTTTCCTAAAACGGAAGGAGGAGTGTCGGAGTCGGGAAGCGCCATAGCGGGAAACAGCG